TTTGGAGTGACGCAGGGTGTCAGAACCTTAGATGAGCAAAAGGCTAACGTAGCTGCAGGAAGATCACAGACCATGAGGTCTAAGCACTTACTTCAACAAACTGGTTTTAGTCACGCAGTAGATGTAGTAGCTTATGTTGGTTCTGATGTTTCTTGGGAACTAAACTTGTACGACAATATTTGTGACGCATTTAAAAAGGCTGCAGAAGAAGTAGGTTGCAGTATCAAATGGGGAGCAGCTTGGAGTGAAGGAGATATAAGATCTTACCCAGGCAGCGCAGAGGATGCTATGATGGCATACGTAGACTTAAGACGCAGCCAGGGGCGTAGACCCTTTATCGATGCTCCCCACTTTGAGTTGATGTAATGCGATGGCTAATCCTAACTTTATTCTTATCTGGTTGTGGTTTGAGTACTCTTCTGTCGCTAGGAGGATCAGACGGACCTACAGTAAATTCTAACGCACAGATAGGTGCTGAGAACAGACAAGCTGTAATGAGTGTTGAACAAAACACTACTGCAGGAAGAGATGTAATCAAAAAAGAAGTAGAGACAGGAACTGTGGAAAACTTAGATATCATCAACACCAACATACCTCCTTGGGTTATTCTGTTACTAATTTTAGGTTGGCTCTTGCCAACACCAACAGAAATGATTAGAGGTGTAACAGATTTTGTTTTAAGGCTGTTCGGAAGAAGAGATAATCCGAAGTACGACAGGTACAAGTAAATGGCTGTACCTGAGCGTGTCAAAAACAAAATGAAAGATGTTGGCCTCAAAGGTGTCAACAAACCGCAAAGGTTAAATGATAGTAGTGATAAGTCACATCATGTGATGGCATCTGAAGGAGGCAAGTACAAGTACATAAAGTTCGGGCAGAAAGGTGTAAAGACAAACCAGACTGCAGGACAACGTAAAGCTTTTAAATCAAGACACGCAAAGAACATTTCAAAAGGTAAAATGTCAGCAGCGTATTGGGCAGACAAAGTTAAATGGAGTGCTTCTAAAACAAAATCTCCTTCTAAGAAATGGGTTAAAGGATCATAAGATAATGAACAAAAAAGAAATAATTATTTTTACGGCATGGGTAGGTTTAGCTACTGCAATGGCAGCTTCATCTGTTTACGCAAAAGATTTCTCAGTAGCAGGTCAGACTGTCTCGTTTGGAGCAGCATCTGATTTAAACTACACAACTGGTTCAGAAGACTGGGAATGGGAAATGACACCATCAGCAGGTTTGTCTGCTATGGGTATTGGCTTAACGATGTCTACTGACATTGATATGCTTACTCTTGACGAAGGAGATATATTTCAAGGCTTAGACTTTACAGCAGACTACACTGTACCTAGCACAAACATTAGCTTGTACACTGAAGTATCAACAGACACAGACCTAGAGTTTGGTGATGTAACAGTAGGGGCTACGGTCAGTTTCTAATGTGGATAGCGTTCATGCTCCTCTGTACTGGACCTTCTGCATTAACTTGCGAAATAATGGCTAAGACAGAAGCAACATTTCCTACAGAGCAAGCATGTGCTCAAGAAGCATTAATAGTAGCTAGGTACTTTCAAGAACAAGGGTATCTAGCAATACCAGATTGTAAAAAAATAAACATGGGAGTTTCATTATGAGAATGGTAAGATGGATAGGAAGATACTTAAAAAGAGTAGCTTGCGCACTATTAAACATTAAATGCGGTGCAGATTGTAACTGTAAGGCTTAAAGACTATGAAGAAGAAATCCACTGTTAATAAAGCAGCTAACTACACAAAACCTAGTATGCGTAAAACTTTGTTTAACTCGATTAAAGCAGGTGGCAAAGGTGGAAACCCAGGTCAGTGGTCTGCTCGTAAAGCTCAGATGTTAGCTAAACAATACAAAGCTAAAGGTGGAGGATACAAGACTTGAAAGCTCCTCAAAAATCTCTTAAGAAATGGAGTCAACAGAAGTGGAGAACTTCTGATGGATCACCATCTAAGGGTAAGAAGAGGTACTTGCCTGATAAAGCATGGAAAGCTTTAAGCCCTGGGGAAAAGGCTGCTACTAACAAAGCCAAAGCTGCAGGAAACAAAAAAGGAAAACAGTTTGTTGCCCAACCAAAAGGTGTAGCAAAGAAAGTAAAACCTTACAGAGCTAGTAAGGGAGGCCTAGCTAGAAAGAAAAAATAAAATATGTCGTTTCTTACTAGCAGTATACCGTACTTCAAAGCTTGGGTACGTAGAGAATACACAAAGAACTTAGAAGATTACTACGGAGAGTTCTTACACGCTATGGTAATTGGTGTAACCACCATGCCAAACAGGACTCTGAGTTTCCAAGTTATCTTCACAGGTTGTGAATCAGATTTTGATGACTCACCTAACGTACATGGTGGAGCAATGTGGGCAAGGATGCCATTGACTGCACTTGTAGCAGATACTCCCTTAGAGGAGTGGCCTACAGAGTTACCACCGTACTTAGCACAACCCTGGGATTGTATGTCGCATACTCACTCAGTACACAAATTAGAAAGAGCCTCACCTGCTCCTTGGATAGCAAAGATAGATGGTGAGTTTTATCCTGCAAAGTATTACTTCACTGTTGATTACACAGACAATGAAGTAGCTGACGATCCTGCACAACATAAACAATCTCACGTCTTAGAGTTGTTAGATGCAGGAGAGTACACAGGTAACATGGTTGCGTTACCCAATAACAGAGTGAGAGTAACTCACCCTGCATGGTTTGAAACTGGTGAAGGTGCTCCAGATTTTAGACCTAACCAGAACATATATAACTCGAAAGAAAACGTGGACTACGTATGGGATACGCAACGAGTCTTTAACAATTTGTACAGTATTAATGGTGAGGAAGAACAATGAAGAAAATAAAGAAAAAGGGCATGGCTAATGGCGGTGCTATGATGAAGAAAAAAGGTATGTCCAAAGGCGGTGCTAACATGAAAAAGAAAGGCATGGCTAACGGTGGTGTATCAATGAAGAAAAAAGGCATGGCAGCAGGAGGATTAAAAGATCCTAGTGCAAATCAAACTGGTCTTAAAAAACTACCAACATCAGTTCGTAACAAGATGGGTTACATGAACGAAGGTGGCATGCCTAAAAAGAAAAAGGGCATGGCTAACGGTGGTGCTATGATGAAGAAAAAAGGTATGTCTAAAGGCGGTGCTAACATGAAAAAGAAAGCTTATGCCAAAGGCGGTACAGTAGCTACTTACAACGTAGGTGGTATGGTTAAGTCTTCTGGCCCTCTTAACACAGGGATTAAAAAAGCCCCTGACACTTATAACAAGGATTAATACAATGGCTTCTTACAAAGATTATAAAAGTATCTCTGCCGCTAAAAAAGCAGGATCAATATATTACATGAATAAGCAAGGCAAGAAAATGCTTGCTGTAACAAAAGAAGATTTAGATGCTTGGAAGAAAAAGAACAAAGGTAAGTACAAAGGTTCTGCTCTTACAGCTTGGGCTAACGCAAAAGGTAAAAACATTAGTGGTGCTCCATCATCTTCAAAGAAACCTAAAGCACGTCCAGGTTCAGCCAAGGATGTTATCACAGTTGAAAAACTACCTCCTGCTTTTACTATACCAACTAAAGGTAAACAAGCTAAAGAAAGCATTGGAGAGCGAGAGTCTAGATCTAAGCAAGTAGACAAAGTTAAAAAAGTTGCTGAAGAAGGTTTAGCAAAAGCTACTAAGTTTGACGAATGGTACAAAAAGAACGGAAGTAAGTACAAAAATAGAGCAAGAGCTATGGAAGCCTATAAGATGGGTCCAGGTAGAACAGAAAGCACTAGGTACGGAAACTCTAAAGGTAGCTTACAAAAAAAGAAAAAAGGTTATGCTAAAGGTGGAATGACTGACTATCGTAAGAAAGGAATGTTTTACGGTGGTGGTATGGCTAGGCCTTCTAAAAAAAGTTAAAAAGTAATTAAAGTATAATAACTATAAGTGGTCAACCCACACAAATCTAATCTATTAAAGTGGTAAAACCACGAAAGGAATATAATTATGACAACAACTACTTTTACAAAAGGTATTGAAGAGTACGAAGATAACGTAACCTTTGGTACAGGAATTACAGGCACTGGTCTTGTACACTCATTTGGAACACGTAAGATCCAAACATTTGTAGGATCACTAGCAGCTACAGATACTGATACAGCATATGCAGACGGTGACGTTCTAGTAGAGCTAGGTGCTCTAGATACATCTTCACCCTCAAGTATTGTAACGCCATCTAAGTTTTTTATTCATAGAGCTTTGATAGGTATCACAACTGCTGCAGGTCAAACACTTGTAGGTGGTCTATCTCTTAGTGCCACTTCAGGTACAAATACTAATGCTGCTGTTTCTTCAGGAACAGAGATTGTGGGTGCAGGTGTAACATCTTTTAACGAACAGTTAAGTGCTACACAGTCAATCACTGAGGTTGATGTAAACTTTAATAACACAGCAGGTAACTACCACATATTTGTACCTAATATTACTGCTGCTATAGCAAGTAAAAACTTGTACGCATTTGCTACTACTACGTTAAATGCTGACGCATCTGCAGGCCGATTTACTGTTGAGCTAGAATACTCAGTATATTAAGGGAGATAATAAATGTCAACTTCCGTAGGCACATTCCAACCTAATACGTTACAATGGAGTGTACAAACAAAACAAACCGTAGATAATACAGCAGCTAACACAAAACATTTTACCTGCACTGGTTTTAAAGTTGTACACCTTCACGCTGACCAAGAGTTTCTAATTAACTTTGGCACTGCAGAAGCAAACTGTGGTGCTAACGATTTAGAATTAGAAGCAGGTAATTACACTATTGCAATACCTGACGCTATTGGTGATACTGTTATAATGAATATCTTAGCAGCAACCAGTGATAACGTAACTATTAAAGTAGTACTTTCATAAAAAGTAACAACCCTGCTAAAACATAGTGGGGTTGTATTAACATAAGAAAGGTTAATATGAAACTTAAAGGCACTAAAGTATTATCAGATAAAAATAAAGTAATTGCTGAAAATATTAATGGTGATTGGGTATCTAAAGATGACTCTGTTTCTATCTTTACTATTTTAGACTTTGTTAAAGATGCTGAAGTAGAAGAAACAGAGATGGTTCGTGCTCGTAACGAAAAGGGTCACTACATAGCTGATGACCCCGATACTCCAGAGAACGAAGCTTGGACAACTAAGATTGTAAAAAAAGTTACAGGAAAGTCATAACGGCATAGTTAGTTCTTTAATTAGGTTAGGAGTGCTTTGGGAGGAGGCTCGTTATCGATCCAGTTACAATCATAGGTGGAGCTACCGTAGCTTTTAATGCTTTGAAGAAAGGTTTCCAATTCGGAAAAGATCTTCAAGAAATGGGTGGTCAACTAAATCAGTGGGCTAGTAGCATGAGCGACTTGTCCTACTTAGAACAGAAAAATAAGAACCCCCCTTGGTGGAAAGCTATGGGAGGCTCTGTTGAAGCAGAAGCTCTAGAGATATTCACAGCTAAAAAGAAAGCTGAGGCCATGCGAAAAGAGCTAAAAGACTGGATTAGTTTTACGTATGGGCCATCCGTTTGGGAAGAACTAGTAGCAACTGAAGGTAGAATACGTAAACAAAAGAAAGAACAAGAGTACCGTAAAGCAGAGGTACAAGAAGCAATAATTACTTGGGGTATCTCAGGTGTTCTTCTTTCAGTAGGTGCAGGTACTCTAGGTTTTATAATTTATATGGTGGCATAATGGTAAAAAACTTAACAGAGAAACAACAGAAATTCCTCGATGTTTTATTTGAGGAAGCACAAGGAGATCCTGTGCAAGCAAAAAAACTAGCAGGTTACTCTGACGGTGTTGCTTCTACACAGATAGTAAATAGTCTGACAGATGAGATAGCAGATCTAACAAAAAAATTTATAGCACAATCATCAACAAAAGCAGCGTATACTATGTTCTCTGTTATGGCAGATCCTACAGATCTAGGTGTAAAAGAAAAGATGTTAGCAGCAAAAGATATTTTAGATCGTGCAGGTTTTACTAAAACAGATAAAGTAGAAGTAAAAACATCAGAACCTTTGTTTATTTTACCTGCGAAAGATAATGAGTAAAAGAGCTTCAGAAGCAGACCACCCAACCAAAGTTGATTGGCAGATACCACTACAAGGAAAACTAGGAGAGTGGTATCCTGTCATAAGGGTAGGGAGACACGTACCCTTTGGATATAAACAGGATAAAGAAGATGACATGCTTCTCATTCCTATCCCTGAAGAATTAGAACTTTTAGAAAAAGCAAAGAAGTTTCTTAAAGATTACAGTGTAAGACAAGTAGCTAAGTGGCTGTCTGATCAATCTGGTAGAGACATCTCACATGTAGGGTTATATAAACGTGTCAGAATGGAAGAAAAAAGGCGTAGAGCTTCCTCAAACTACAAGCAGTATGCCAAAAAATACAAAGAAGCGGCAAGGAAAAGCCAGAAGATTGAAGAGAAAAGACTTGGTGGTAGAAGTACCAGAAGTCTTGCCACAGATGAGGGATACATCAAACTCGAAAGAGGGGAGTGTTGCCCCTTCTGTGGACAAACAAGAGGTGATATTTGAACCTAACCCTGGGCCACAAACTAAGTTTCTAGCATCTACTGAACAGGAAGTACTATATGGAGGGGCAGCAGGTGGGGGCAAGTCGTATTCGTTGGTTGCTGATCCAGTTAGATATTTTACGAATCCACATGCACGAATGTTACTTGTTCGTAGGAGTACAGAAGAGCTACGAGAACTTATTTCTGTAAGCAAACAACTTTATCCAAAGGCTGTGCCAGGAATAAAGTTCATGGAAAGAGATAAGACTTGGGTAGCACCTAACGGTGCAACACTTTGGATGTCATACCTTGATCGTGATGATGATGTTATGAGATACCAAGGACAAGCTTTTAACTGGATAGGCTTTGACGAGTTGACCCAATGGCCTACAGACTATGCTTGGACATACATGCGTTCAAGGTTACGTGCTACAAAAGCCAGTGGTCTTCCTCTCTACATGAGAGCTACAAGTAACCCTGGAGGCCCAGGACACAGATGGGTAAAAAAAGTATTTATTGATCCAAGTACACCAGACGAATCTTTTTGGGCAACAGACGAAAACGGAGAAGTAATAAAGTGGCCTAAAGGTCACACAAGGGAAGGTGAACCCCTATTCAAAAGAAAGTTTATTCCTGCTACGTTATTTGATAATCCTTACCTGTCTGAAGATGGTATGTACGAAGCAAACCTTTTGTCTTTACCAGAACATCAAAGAAGACAGTTACTTGAAGGGGATTGGGATATAAATGAAGGTGCAGCTTTCCCAGAGTTTAACAGGCGTATCCACGTAGTAGATTCCTATGAAGTACCTAGTAACTGGACTCGATTTAGAGCTTGTGACTACGGATACGGATCTCACACAGGCGTTGTCTGGTTCGCAGTTGTTCCAGGGTCTGAGCAGCTAATAGTCTACAGAGAGCTATACGTTTCTAAGGTAATTGCTACTGATTTGGCTGACATGATCCTGGGCATTGAAGACGGAGAGAAACTAAGATACGGAGTATTAGACTCTTCTCTTTGGCATAATCGTGGTGACACTGGCCCTAGTTTAGCAGAACAAATGATTATGAAAGGTTGCCGTTGGAGGCCATCTGACAGATCAAAAGGTTCTAGGGTAGCAGGTAAAAACGAGATACACAGACGATTACAAGTGGACGAATTTACGGAAGAGCCAAGGCTTGTTATATTTAATAACTGCACAAATCTTATCTCTCAACTACCGTCTATACCTTTGGATAAAAAAAATCCTGAAGATGTAGACACTCACGCAGAAGATCATTTGTATGACGCACTTAGATACGGTGTAATGACACGTCCAAGAAGCAGCGTATTTGATTTTGATCCTGCTTCTCAAAGATCAGGCTTTCAAGCTTCAGATCCCACTTTTGGTTATTAAGGATTTCCTATGGAAGAAGACGATATTTTTGACACAGATGAACTATCAATGGATGAAGATAACTCTTCATATATAGAAGATACTAGTGATGATAAATTAAACAGTGATCCTGCAACAGGAACTATTCTAGGTTTTGTAGAAGAAAGGTACAACAAAGCTGAAAAGGCTAGATACTCTGACGAACAAAGATGGATTAAATCTTATCAGAACTACAGAGGTATCTATGGTCCTGACGTGCAGTTTACTTCCACAGAAAAATCTAGAGTATTTGTTAAAGTAACTAAGACTAAAGTTCTTGCAGCTTACGGTCAAATTGTTGATGTTTTATTTGGAAATCACAAGTTTCCTATTTCAATCAACCCTACTAAACTTCCTGACGGTGTAGCAGAAGCTGTGCACTTTGAAACAAATCCTCAGATAAAAGAAGCTACTTCACAAGGACTTACTCCTGATGATACAAAGTTACAGCCTGGGGAAACTATAATTGATTTAAGAGAAAGACTAGGAGGTTTACGTAATAAACTAGAGCCTGTTATTGACGATCTTAGAGAAGGTGAAGGACAAACACCATCACAACCTAGTTATCATCCTGCTATGGTAGCAGCAAAGAAAATGGAAAAGAAAATCCATGATCAACTAGACGAATCCAACGCAAGCAAACAATTGCGTAACACAGCCTTTGAAACTGCTCTGTTTGGTACAGGCATAATGAAAGGCCCATTTGCTCTTGATAAAGAATATCCTAACTGGGATGATCAAGGCAACTACTCCCCAATGTACAAAACTATTCCTCAGACTGGTTCTGTAAGTATATGGAACTTTTATCCTGATCCTGACGCTAATAACATGGATGAGGCTGAGTACGTTATTGAACGACATAAAATGTCTAGGTCACAAATAAGAGGTTTAAAAAACAGACCTTTCTTTAGAGCTAACGCCATAGATACTGCAATTAGTATTGGTGAGTCCTACAATAAAGAATGGTGGGAACAAATCATGGAAGATGCAGATCAAGAAACAAAAGCAGAAAGGTTTAACGTTCTTGAGTTCTGGGGTTACGTAGACACAGATATTTTAGAAGGTCATGACATAGAAATTCCAAAAGAGTTAAAAGATCAAGACCAAGTATCAGTAAACATTTGGGTCTGTAACGGACAAGTTATACGTCTTGTAATGAATCCTTTTAACCCTGCTATACTTCCGTACTATGCCGTACCTTACGAAGTAAACCCTTATAGTTTCTTTGGTGTAGGTATTGCTGAAAACATGGATGACACACAAACTCTTATGAATGGTTTTATGAGAATGAGTGTAGATAACGCTGCACTATCAGGCAACTTGCTTATTGAAGTAGATGAAACTAACTTAGTTCCAGGTCAAGACCTGAGTGTGTATCCTGGCAAGGTCTTTCGTAGACAAGGCGGTGCTCCTGGACAGGCTATCTTTGGCACTAAGTTTCCTAACGTCAGTAACGAAAACATGCAGATGTTTGATAAAGCAAGGGTATTATCAGATGAATCAACTGGCTTTCCATCTTTCGCTCATGGTCAAACAGGCATACAAGGAGTGGGTCGTACTGCTTCTGGTATTTCTATGCTTATGTCTGCTGCCAACGGTAGCATACGTACTGTTGTTAAAAATATAGACGATTATTTATTATCACCACTAGCAAAAGCTTTCTTTAGTTTTAACATGCAGTTTGATTTTGATCCTAATATTAAAGGTGATTTAGAAGTAAAAGCCGAAGGTACAAACTCTCTTATGGCTAACGAGGTTCGTAGTCAAAGGCTCATGCAGTTTCTTGGCGTTGTCCAGAACCCTGCTCTTGCACCTTTTGCAAAAATGGATTATATTATCAGAGAGATTGCAAACTCTATGAGTCTTGATCCTGATAAAGTTGCTAACTCAATGACAGAGGCAGCTATACAAGCTGAGATCTTAAAGAAATTTCAAGCAGAAAATCCACCACCTCCACAGGCAGCACCACCACAACAAGGAGCACCTGCAGGAGCACAAGCACAAGATACTCAAGGATCTGGTGGTGGGCAGATAGGTACAGGATCTGTTCCTACCCCTGGTGAACCTGGATTCCCTGCTAACACAGGACAAGGACAAGGATGAAGAATTTAAAACCTTTAGTAAACGACAACAAATTATGGAACTCGTTTAACGAAGAACTGGATCGAAGACTAAATCACGTCCATATTCAAATGGAACAAACTATAAAACAAGAAGACTTGTTTAGACTACAGGGTGAAGCAAGAGCTTTTCGTAGACTAAAGTTTTTAAGGGATGAAGTGAATGGTGCTGAACATACAGGGTAATCAGACTGAACCTGCAACAACTATTGGACGTTTTGGTCTTGAGAAAGAAGATCCTACGATAGGTATAGATCTTCCTGAAGGTCTTTATAACCAAGTTGATACTTACTTAGAGTCTGCACAATCTAGTCCAGATGCTTTTTATCCTGAACTACCATCAGAAACATCAACAGAACCTAGTGTCGTATCACAGACAGATAAACTATTTAATAAGAAACCAAAACCTAGACCACGTAAACCAATACCAAATATAAGTCCAAAGATAAGACCTGGCTCAGTAAGCCCTATAGATAAAATTTTAGAACTTAACTATCTTTTAGAAGGTACACGTGATCCTAACTCAAAAAAATCAAAAATTCTTTCAGGTTTAAATGAGCTTACTGAAACTGGTAAAAAGGCTATAAAAGGTTTTATGGATACGGCTGCAGGTGGAGAAACAAGTTTTAATCCTGCAGTAGATGCTTGGTGTGCAGCTTTTGTTGCTCACGTTCTTAGTGAACTTGGAGCAGATCCTTTAAAATCAAAAGATAGGTATGACAGACTCAGAGCAGATAAATACAGAAATTATGGATCAAAGGTAGAAAACTTTGCAGATGCCAAAGAAGGCGATATAATTGTTTTTGATTTAGCTAATAATGACGGAATAGGAGATCATGTAGCTTTTTACTCAGGAGAAAGAATAACATCTCAAGGGGGTAAAAGCTCTTATACTGGTAAAGAATACATTAATGTGGTTGGTGGTAATCAAGGTATAGGGGAAGTAAGTATAAGAGAAAACGCTTTTGGTTACACAAAAGATAAAGTTTTAGCAATCAGAAGAATTACGTATAACGACATTGACTTTGACTTTACTCAAGAGATGGCTAAACAAAACCCTGTGTTTAAAAAGTTTATTCCTGAGTATGCTTCCCTTAATCCTAATGATGATGATGATGACTTACCATCCTTTGATGAAGGTGGTCTAGCAGAAGATGATCAAATGGGAATACTTGGTTTTACTGCTCAGGGAGTACAACAAGAGGTAGACAAGTACGTAGACAAAGATGCTGAAGCTGCAAAAGAAATAACGTTTAAAGATGCAGCTAAGTTTGTAGCAGAACTAACACCTGTCATAGGTGACGCTATGGCTGCTAAAGAAGTGTATGACGAACTACAAAAAGATGATCCTAACTACTTACTAGCAGGAGCTTTAGGTGGTGCAACTATAATAGGTTTGATTCCTGGTATAGGAGATGCAGCAGCAGCAGCAATAAGAACAGGAGCTAGAAAAGCTTTAGATGTAGCTAAACGTGTTGAGGTAGACCCAGACGCAGTTGGCATGATGGGGGGTAGTATTAGAATAAGAATAACTAATAAAGATGCAGATGTAAAAGAAGCAGAAAGACTTATTGATGATCCTGACGCACTAAAGGCTTGGCAAGAAACAGAAGGTGGAAAAGGTAAAAGACAAGAAAATCCTGCAGATTCTGAAGCAGCAGCACAAGCTCTTATAGAAGGTAGTATTACTTCTAAAGAAGCTCGTAAACGTGTTGGTGATGCCATACCTCCACCAAAAGAATACACTGCTGATGAAGTAAGAAAGATGATGCCCACTGTAACTGATGTGACAGGAGCAATGGGTAAAAAAGCAAGAGACTATGGTATACTTGGTGTAAAAGGTTTTGATTTAAAATTAAAAAAAGGTCAATTAATAGGAACACGTTTAGATATTCCTGCTTATAACAAGTATGATAAGTGGGTTGTTTCTATACACGATGGTGGCACTAAAGAAAAAATAAATTTAAGAGGATCTGTTCTAGGATATGGACAAGCAATAAGACTGAAGAATGTTAGGTTTGGTTCTGATGCTACCACTGCTTTAGATATTGCTAGAGGTAAACGTACTGATCGAAAGACATTGCAAGATGCTACAGATAAAAAGACTGGTAAACCTGCCAAACAAGACAAAGCTACAATAGCTCGTGCTGTTGGTGAGTATGTTCCAGAAGATCCTTACAAACTACAGGAAATGGCTGCATCTATTATAGAGTCTGGTTCAAAAGAATGGACACAAGTAGGAATGAATCCTTACAGAGGAAGTCAGTTCTATGACAAGAAAACAGGAAAGATTATATTTGATGCTGAAGAGATGATTCAAGTTGGTCCTCTTGTCCTAGCCAAAAATGCTAAAGTTGCTACTATTTCTGATTTAAAAGAAATGGCAGTAAGAACAAAAGATGGTAAACTGAGAATGTTTAATGAAGGTGGTACAGCAATGAAAGATCAAATGCAGATGGCGTTTAAAGATGATGGCATGACTAAAGATCCTGTCTCAGGTAACGAAGTTCCTCCAGGCTCGTTAGCCAAAGAAGTACGAGATGATATTCCTGCCATGTTATCCGAAGGTGAATATGTTGTTCCTGCTGATGTTCTTAGGTACTACGGAGTAAACTTCTTTGAGAACTTACGTAACCAAGCAAAGTCTGGTCTACAGACTATGGAAAACACAGGTAGAATTGGTGGTGATCCAATGTCTCCTCAACAAGTACAACAGAACATGAGTGGTCAACCTATGACCAATGCTCCACCTGCACAACCTGTAGCTGCTAACACTGGTCCTGCCATGTTAGGTCAACAATCTCAAACAGGTACAAACACGGCAACAACAGGACAAGCTACACAGAATACGTTTGCTCCTATGAACTTTTCAACTGTAGGGTTCAGTCAGTATCAACAGCCTACTCAGAAACCTACTAGTGTTACCTCAACTAAAACGTATGTTAACGCAGATAACACTTCTGACACAAGGATTGTCACGTATGTAGATGGTGTAGTAACACCTCCTGCTGACTCTAAATATACTAGACCACCTTATTACTTGATGGGTTCACCTGCGTTAGCAGAAGCTATTAAGGGTGCTCCTAAAGGAGGAGGCGGTGGAGGAGGAGGTGGAGGTGGTGGTGACACAGATCCACCAGATCCTAATGCTTGGGCAAGAGAGATTACAGATCCTTTAGAATGGGCAAGAGAAAACCTAAAAACTGAAGGTAAAAGTGTTTTAGAACTTGGTGTATCTGTTGCAAGAACCAGAGCTTTAGCATTTGTTGCAGAGGCTGAAGGTCTTGAAAATCTGGCATTTGACTTAAGAAAAGAAGCAAGAAAAGTAGTAGACGAAAAGAAATTATTACAGCTTGTTCCTGAAGGTGGAATGAACGGAAGTGTATATGCTTCTCCTCTTGGAAAAGAAAGAGACTTAGTAAACAGTATCTTTAGCATTAAAGACAAAGAAAAAAATATTACAAAATCTCAAAGTAGCTCAGGTGTATTTGACAGTTTTAAAACTTCTGCTGCACAAACTGAAAAAGACGTTAAGGCCGCAAAAGAAAAAAGAAAGAAATCAGGAACATCTGCAGCTGAAAAAGCAGCAGCTATGAGAGATGCAAGGACAACAGATAAACAAGACGGAAAAAGCACAGGAGGTTTTAAAGACGATAGTGCAAATCCACTCTCCTCAGCAGATAGAGTTTCAAATTATCAATCTAATGGTCAAATGTTTAGAGGCCAAGGAGGTAGGGCTGAAGGTGGACTGATGCAAAGGAAGAAAAAGAAAGGCAAATAAATAATTATAAGGCTACTCAGCTACGGCTGACCCCAACAGAAAAGGAAAAAATATGCCTGAATTAACAGAAGTAGAAAAACCTAAAACAGCAGGTTTTGTAGATCGTGGATTCAACCACTCAAAAAAACAAAAGCGTATTGAAGAAGAAGAGCAAGAGATTGCCAAGCTAGAAGCAGAGGCTCGAGGTGAAGAAGTTGTTGAAGATAAACCCAGTGGCGAGAATACTGAGGACACAGAAGTTCAAGCAACAGACGATACCAAACAAGAAGAAGCCACAGAGGAAACCGAAACACAAGAAGATGATTCAGAGTTAACTGCTGAAGAAAAGTCTTTTAAGAAACGTTACGGTGACTTGCGTAGACACATGCAAGAAAAAGAAAAAGAGTGGAACGAAAGAATCCAAGCTCTTGAAAAGCGTAAAGCATCAGACACAATAATACCACCAAAAACTCCTGAAGAGATTGATGAGTGGGCAAAACAATATCCTGATGTAGCAGGTATCTTTAACAAGATAGCAGAAGAAAAAGCTAAACAGATGTTTAGTAAAGCTGAATCAAGATTAAAAGAATTAGATGATGCACACAGCGAAGCTCTAAGATTAAAAGCTGAGAACGTCATACGTAAGTCTCATGATGACTTTGACGAATTAAAAGCTTCAGAAGAGTTTCACAACTGGGTAGATGTACAACCCAAGTGGGTTAAGGATGCACTGTATGAAAACTCAGATGATCCTGCTTCAGTTGTTCGTGTTATTGATCTTTATAAAGTTGATAAAGGTATTAGTGTAGCAGACAAGCGTGATAGCAAAAAAGCTGCAGCTTCTACCATTACCAAAGGAACTCGTACTTCTATTGACGCAAAAGGTACTTCAGGTCAAATAAAAGAGTCTGACGTAGCTAAAATGTCAACAAAGGAGTTTGAGGAACGTCAAGATGAAATTGCCGAAGCAATGAAAAAAGGTAAATTTATCTATGACGTATCTAATTAGTTGACACTTTAAGAGTCTTCTATATAACTACGTGTATCTGTATTGAAGCCTCCTGTATGGACTACCTTCAAAGATACTTCTCAAATAAAAGCATAAACTACAAAAAAAGACTTACCTGTACAAGTATAGGCCCACTTATGTGTTACCCTAGAACGTTCAGCCTCTTTCAAGGTGTTTAGCTCCATTAAGCCAAATATCATGGAAGGATTTAATCATGGCTTTTCAAACCGCATCAGGTTACGGTAATTTACCTAACGGTAATTTTTCTAGCGTAATCTACTCCAAAAAAGTACAGCTTGCTTTCCGCAAGAGTACTGTAGTAGGAGACATAACTAACTCTGATTATTTTGGGGATATTTCTGCCCAAGGTGATACAGTGAAAATCATCAAAGAACCTGAAATCTCAGTGAGCGCATATGCTAGGGGTACACAGGTTTCAGCACAAGATCTTGACGATGAAGACTTTTCTCTAGTCGTAGATAAGGCCAACTACTATGCCTTTAAGATCGATGATATCGAAGAGGCGCACTCGCATGCAAATTTCATGCAGCTTGCAACAGATCGTGCAGCATATCGTTTAGCTGATCAGCATGACCAAGAAGTTCTTGGCTATCTATCAGGTTTTAAACAGTCTGCTCTACACTCAGTTGCAGGTACAGCGAATGACGTAGTAAACGGAACTAAAGCTGTATCAACAGCAGGTTCTGACGAACTGCTTTCAAGCATGAAGTTGATCAAGAGTTCATTTGGTAATATTACAACATCGTCTGCAGGGGATCACTCAATCCCAATAACTGCACGTATGCCAGGTGCTACTTCTTTACCAACAGCTACAGTTTCACCTGCGATGGTTGTATCCAGAATGAAACGATTGCTTGATCAGCAACAAGTTGATTCACAAGGCAGGTGGCTTGTAATTGACCCTGTGTTCATGGAAATACTTTCCGATGAGGATTCACGTTTCATGAATGGAGACTACGGTGAGTCTGGTGGACTACGTAACGGTCTTGTAATCAACAACTTTCACGGCTTTCGTTTGTACGTGTCATCAAACCTACCTGCTGTAGGTACTGGTGCAGGTACATCAGGAACAGCAAACCAAAACTCAAACTTTGGTGTGATTGTTGGTGGACATGATTCTGCTGTCGCAACTGCAGAGCAGATCAGTAAAACTGAAACATATCGTGATCCTGACAGCTTTGCTGACATTGTTCGTGGTATGCACTTATACGGCAGAAAAATACTAAGGCCAGAAGCCTTGGTTACTGCTAAATACAACGCAGCGTAAGGGAGGATATAACTTATGGCTACTTTTGATATGACTTCCTCAGCTACTGTAGGTGTTGATTCTAACAGCATTGCAGCAGCTACCTCACGTTATCAAGCAATGGGAATGTACATGCGTGAAGCACGTTTGGACATTGCCAAAATGGTAGAAGACGGATACTCCTGTACCAATGGGGATATCTTTCAGCTTCTAGAAATTCCTGCTAATACATTAGTGTTGTTTGCAGGTGCTGAAGTTGAGACTGCTTTTAACGGCACATCTCCAACTGTGGATATTGATTTTGCAGCAGGTGATGATATTGTTGATGGTGGTGACGTTTCCTCTGCAGGTTTTTTAGCAAGTGGTACAAACGGTCAATCTATGGTTGTTAATACTGCTGCTGCAGATACGTTTACTGCACACGTAACAACTACAGACACAATTGACGTTAAGTTAATTGCTTCTTCTGCAGATGTTACATCTGGTATCCTACGTGTTGTTGCATGTTGCATTGACACAGGTGCTAGAGGTGGACGTGCTCCAACTGAAGTGGATCGTGATCTACTAGCATAAAACAACTTTAGGGGCTGACTTAGGTTAGCCCCTTTAGCTTATTTAAAGGAAACAATATGGCTTTGACATTTCTCTCTTTAACTAACGATGTAATTACACGTATGAATGAAGTGGCACTTACTTCCACTACTTTTGCTAGTGCAAGAGGTGTTCAGGTACAATGTCAAAATGCTGTTAATGAGTCTATAAGATATATTAACCAAAGAGAGTTTGGATACTCTTTTAATCACGCACAAAATTCTTCTACTTTAACTCCAGGTGTGTGTAGATACACTGTACCAACTAGTACTAAATCAATAGATTATGCCACAGCTAGAATTAAAAAAGATGAAGATGTTAATGCTGCAGGAAATAATCTAACAGTTCTTAACTATAACGAATACATAGAAAAAGGTTTTCCTAACGAGGAAGATCAAGTTGAAACAACAACTTTAAATGGATCACACTCAAGTTCTGTAACAACTCTTACTCTAACATCTAGCACAGGTTTTGCTTCATCAGGTAAAGTATACATTGGTGGAGAGCAAATAACTTACACCGGTGTTTCAGGTAACGATATTACAGGTTGCACTAGAGGTGCTAATAGTACAACTGCTGCTCTACATGCTGATGGCACAACAGTAACACAGTTTGATGGTGGTGGTGTTCCCAGAAATATAGTTAGAACTCCCGATAATAATTATTTAGTGTACCCTTATCCAGATAAACAGTACACACTTATATTTGATTACTTTACATTTCCATCTGATTTATCAGCACATGGAGACACTACAAGTATTCCAGATAGGTTTGCACCAGTAATTGTAGATGGTGCGGCTGCTTTTGTTTATCAGTATCGAGGTGAAACACAACAATATCAATTAAACTTTGCTAGGTTTGAGCAAGGTATTAAAAATATGCAGAGCTTACTTATTAACAAGTATGAGTATGTACGATCTACAGTCATACTTGCCCCCAGAGGTTCTGCTAACTTTGCAGGTGGAGTAGTTTCCTAATGCCTGATTTTTCTCAAGCTCAACCTGCAGCGTTTAACTGTGAGGGTGGCTTAGTTTTAAATCGTTCTACTTTCTTAATGCAACCTGGAGAGGCTTTAGAGTTAGAAAACTTTGAGCCTGACATTGAGGGTGGCTACAGGAGAATAAACGGTTTTCGTAAATACGTAAATCATCAAGTGCCTCAAACATCTAGCTCTGGCGAAAAGGTGTTGATGGTTGCTACCTTTGCAGATAAAGTGTTAGCAGCTAGAGGTGAAAAGATATTTAGTTCTTCATCTACTGAGCTTGCAACTAAAATTGTTTCTACTACAGGCATGACAGGATCTGGAACTATATCTGTAGACTCTACTACAGGATTTTCTTCTAGTGGAACACTACAGATTAACAGTGAAATATTTACGTACACTGGTGTTACCTCTACTACTTTTACAGGAGTAACTCGTGCTGCATCAAGTACAACTGCTGCTAATCATGCTGTTGATGATGTAGTCTCAGAGTCTTGGACTGAGATAGACACTGGTAGAACGAGTGCAAGTAAATACAGTTTTGAAAGATATAACTTTGACGGTAATGAAAAGATTATATTTGTTGACGGTGCAAATGCCCCAACTATTTTTAATTCTTCTTTATCAGCAACAGATGTTAGTGAAAGTTCTGTAGCAGGTTCTACAATAGTTGTAGCTTTTAAAAACCACATGTTTTACGCAGGTAAATCTACTACACCACAGACCTTAGTATTTAGTGAACCTTTTGACGAAGATGGTTTCCAATCAGGTGATGGTGCAGGAACTATCAAAGTAGATGATAATATTGTCGGACTAAAAGTATTTAGGGATTCTTTATTTATATTTTGTGAAAACAGAATATTTAAAATGACAGGATCTACTCTAAGTGACTTTGCTATACAACCAGTTACCAGAGATATTGGTTGCGTAAATAAAGACACTATACAGGAATTTGCAGGTGACTTGTTATTCCTTGGTCCTGACGGACTTAGAACTGTTGCTGCTACTGAAAGAATTGGTGATACGGCTCTTGGTGCTATTACACAAAACGTTCAATCTATTTTTGATGCTAACATTAAAGATTCAACAGTGTTTGAAAGTGTAGTTATACCAGATAAAACACAGTACAGAATATTCTTTTCAAAAGCAGGACAAGGTGAAAATTTAACTAAGGGTATCATTTGTGTTAGAAGAGCAGACAGGTTTGAGTTTTCAGAAATACGTGGGGTAAAACCTGCAGCTACGGATGCTTTAGTCGTTGATGGAGATGTTCTAGTATTACATGGTGATTTTTCAGGCTACATCCACAGACAAGAAGAAGGTAATACTTTTGATGGTACAGCAATACTAGCAAGATACAGAAGCCCTGATTTAAGTTTTGGAGACACTGGTGTTAGAAAACACATGCAAAGGGTTATCCTTAACTATAAACCTGAATCAGCAATAGATGCAGATTTGTTTGTTCGCTATGACAATGAAGCTTCAGACTCAGCAAGACCTGCAGCATATGCTTTAGACAGTTCTCAGGTTGCGGCACAATTTGGATCTGCAACTTTTAGTACATCTAGTAGTGCTGCACAGTTTGTTTTTGGTGGACCTTCACAGCCACTTGTAAGACAGTCAGTAGAAGGATCAGGTTTTTCCGTAGCGTTAAGAATTAATGATGGTGGTGAGACAGCACCATATTCCCTAAAAGGGTTTCAATTAGAATATCAGGTAGGAGCAAGACGTTAGATGGGTAATACATACACGAGACAATCTAGTTTTACAGACGGTGATGTTATTACTGCTGATCTGTTTAACAATGAATACGATCAACTCTTAGCTGCGTTTGCAGCAAGCACAGGACACACTCACGATGGTACTGCTGCAGAGGGTGGTCCTATTACTAAACTGCTAGGAACTAACATTACTATTGGTGACGCTACATCAGGTACTGATATTACAGTTACCTTTGACGGTGAAACTAATGACGGTGTTTTTAAATGGATGGAGGACGAAGACTACTTTGAGTTTTCTGACGATATTCTTATTGCCTCTACAGAAAAACTACAGTTTCGTGACACAGCTATTTACATTAACTCTAGTGCTGATGGTCAGCTTGATCTTGTTGCAGATACAGAAATACAGATTGCTGCTACTACTGTTGATATAAATGGTAACGTAGATGTGTCAGGAACACTTACTGTTGCAGGTGCTGTAGACTTTGGTGATGCTGCTTTATCAAATGTGGGTGCAGTCCAACTGGATAGTATTGCAGGTGATGCTGACTCTAACACAAGCATAGCTTTCAGTGGCTCTGACGTAATTACAATTACTGCAGGTGGTGAGACACAGGTTACGTTTAACAACGGATCAATACTACCTACAACAGATGACGATGTAGATTTAGGTTCTAGTTCTTTTGAGTTTAAAGATGGTTACTTTGACGGCACACTTTACGCAGATGCAATAAACTTTAACGGTACAGCTATAAGTGCAACTGCTGCTGAACTTAACATTATGGATGGTGTTACTGCTACCACTGCAGAGTTAAATACTTTGGATGGTGTTACAGCAGTTGTAGGAGAACTTAACGCTCTTGATCTAGGATCTACAGCAATAGGTACAGCTATTAACTCTAAAGCAGTTATACTAGATGCTGACAAAGATTATACTGGTATAAGAAACCTTACACTTACAGGTGATCTCACTATTGGTGGTGATGATCTTACTATGGGTACTAATACTTCAGGACATCTTCTTATTGCAGACGGTACAAACTTTAATCCTACTGGTGTGGGTGACTTATCTGAGATTAGCACAGTTGCTAACGATGACGTGTTTCTTGCTGTGGATACATCTGGTGGTGGTCTTAAAAAGATTACTCGTAGTACTATAGTTTCTGGTCTTGCTGTTGGTGGTGTTGCTTTATCTAACATAGTAGAGGATACTAGTCCACAGCTAGGTGGTGACCTTGATATGAACGGTCAGGACATTGTTACTACATCAAATGCAGACCTTGAGTTAGCTCCAAACGGAACAGGTCATGTAACTGTACGTGGTAATACTAACGCAGGTGCAATACAGTTTAACTGCGAAAGTAATAGTCATGGACAAATAGTACAATCTCAACCACACTCTGCTAGTGTTACAAACACTATGTTGTTACCTGCAGGTTCTAGTTCAACCCTAGTATCTAAGGTATCAACAGATACACTAACAAACAAAACATTTGGTGACAATGTAAGTTTTGGTGACAACAACATCACTAACGTTGGTGACATTGCTCTAGACTCTATTAGTGCTGATGCTACAGATATTAACGTAGCTGTTACTGATAACTCAGCTACTGCACTTACAATTAAACAAGGGTCAGATGCTTATCTTATAATTGACACAGCTAACAGCAGTGAGTCTGTATCTATTGGTACAGGTATCTCTGGTACAGCTATTACATTAGGTCATAGTACGTCAGAGGTTACAGTAGCAGACAACCTTACAGTTACAGGTGACTTAACTGTATCGGGTACAACTACAACGGTAAACTCTACTACTGTAAATCTTAACGATCACAACATTGTTCTTGACAGTGGTAACAGCACATCTGCTGTAGTTAATGGTGCAGGTATTACAATAGAGGGTGGTAGTGGTGATGATGCTACATTTACGTACAATACTTCAGGTCCAACATTTGAGTTAAAACTAGGCTCTAGCCACGAAGATTTACAAGTAGACAAACTTACTGCAAACGGTGGTCTAGTTGCAGATAATATTACTATTGACGGAACAGAGATTGATCTTAGCTCTGGAGACTTGACAGTAGATGTAGCAGGAGATATTATCTTAGATGCAGATGGCGGTGACTTTAAGTTTCAAGACGATGGTACAGAGATACTTAGAATTACTAACTCATCTAGTGACGTAATTATTAGACCTGTTGTAGATGCTAAAGATCTTATCTTTCAACAAAGAGATGGTACAGAGGTAGCTAGGATAGAAGACAATGGTACGTTTAACGTTGTCACAAGTAAACTAGCTATAAACGGAACTGCCATAACTTCAACAGCGGCAGAGTTAAATATACTTGACGGTGTAACATCTACTACTGCTGAATTAAACATACTTGACGGTGTGACTTCTACAGCAGCAGAACTAAACATACTCGATGGTGTTACAGCAACAGCGTCAGAACTAAACTTACTAGATGGTGATACTTCTGTTGGTGGTTCAATAACATTAGCAGATGCTGATGGTTTTGTAGTTAATGATGGTGGAACAATGAAAACCATTCCTGCAACAGATGTAAAAACTTACGCTGCAGGTAGTGCTGCCACTAAAGGATTTGCTATCGCTATGGCAATTGTATTCGGGTAAAAAAGGAAAAGGTAAATGACCGTAATAAATCTAATTAATGTAACAAGTATTACACCTACGACAGTAGCAGGTGCAGTAACAACAAGTAGGGCATCTATTATTGATGTCGCTGCAGATAAAGTTGCTAAAG